CCCATTTACAACAATAACATTCTGTAAACACCGGGCTCAACGTAGTAGCCTATCGGAGCGGTGCGACCTTAAAATCATTAAAGGTCAATAATTAAAACAAAAAATCACTACTTAAAGACTTAATCCATTCATTGTCTTTCTGAAGAGGACACAATACATAACCATGCTCTGTAATCAAATCTTCATAATTGTCTGATAAACAATCAGACCATTCAATCATTGAAGCAGCATGAGAATTTAAGAAATGATTAAGTGTCGTCAACATGCTACGCTTGCGAACAGGTTTCAAATTAATACGTTTAAAACACAACATAAATTCAAATCTCCATGGATTCGAATAATGTGGCTTAACTATATTAAAAGAACCATAAGCAACGTAACATTGATGAATCAACTCAAAAATCTCTGGATTGTATTCTCTTATAGTCATAACAAAAACATTAACTTTACGGGATAACTTTATCCCACGTCTTAATGCCTTCACAGCTAAATTTATATCCACAAACCTACTTCGTGAACCTAATACATCAACATCATCATGCAACAAATCGTATTTGCGATCAACAACGTATTCTTCAACATCCATATTAATCAATCTAACAGCTTGATCTTTAAACACATAAGGACAAAAAGCCCTATTCTGATCCCTTTCAGGAAACAAAGAAACACAGGTAACATCTTTGCTACGTTTTAATAAAGACGCAGCACATGCACCTGGATGTGATCCAAAGTCTAAAGCTGATTGATAATCTATGTCAAAATACATGATCGCAAATTCCAATCTAGCGGCATGCGTACCGTATACTGTCCTAGGTACTACATAAGGAGAAGTGTGGGATAATAATTTCTTATAACGTTTACGGCTTATCGTAAATCCGATTCTACCCAAGACTTGTCTTGAATAATTATAAGCCGTATCAAAACGTATGCTCGAAGCATCATGCTTAATCCAGTTGAATTTGTGAATTCCGGTTCGTCCGGGCCAAGGTCTACGTAAGGGTACGGGATTTACTCCATACAATTCTGAAATAAATTCTTCAGAAGGAACAATAGGTACAGGACCTAAAATATCAATACGTTTCCAAGGACCTTTCTTCTTCATCCTTTCATCAACAAAAACTTCAGCAATTCCATAATCATTTTTTAATCGTTTTAATAAATCTAAACATATAACACGTACACTTTTACAAAAAGGGTTGTCCAATAAATGACCCAAGCAACGTTCCGCTGCTACCTTAGAATCAGGTACATCCCTAAAACCGGGATTCAATTCTTCAGGCATCAATAACCTTGCGTGGGTCTCAACAGGTGGACGAAAAACAAAATACTCTCCATCCCTGTAATGAATATATTTACATAAAAAATCAACATCACCCAAATAAATGGATGAATGTATAGTGCCGACAGTACATCCATACCTGGAATAACTGTTGACAATCATTTCATCTGTAACCTCATCAGGGACGAGCATAAAATTGTCATCACCGTATAACTTGTGCAATATATTAAGCTGCATCTCTTTTTCAATACCAAACATAACAATCTTATGAATAAGAGTATTGTCATTTGCGGTACTAGCCCATCCGCTTTTCATGCCTTGAAACAATTTAAATAAATGTCCACCAGGAAAAAGAATGTTAGCTTCAATCATGTCTTCAAAAATATCAATAAAATTATCAATATCAGACATGGCAACATTCGATTCATATAGTAACCATTCATAAAAATCTTTCAAAGCATACAAAAGTTTAGGGTGTAAATGAGCATCCCAACTTTTTATATCAACTGAAACATATCGGAAACCCTTTGGAGCATAACCTTTATCAGCTCTAAAATAATTTGCAAAACGTTTAGCTCCACCATACATCCATGAACTACCAACAGCACACCAATCCAAATGCTCATTCATAAAAAGAGCTACTGGTTGAACGGTAAGCATCGCTATCAACATTGGAGAAAAACCAGCATACATGATAAGACGTCCTTTGTCTTCAATCTTAGTTTGTTTAATTAAACGAGCACGGCCGGTAGTATACCAACAATGATCGTGCATAAACTCAGAAAAACAAACTTCATCATTCATCATGTCCGTGGCTTTCATCAATGCATCTTCAAAACAATCCCTACGTTTAACACCAGCTTGATAAGGATATCCGGCTGCTGAAGTAAGATCCACGCTCAAATCATAAAATTTTCTGAACTTCACAAATTCATAAAGTTTAGTCTTAAAGTCAGAAAAATGAATACTAGATGAAAACTCATCTTTCAAAGATTGCAAGACAATCTTTAATTCATTATTACCAACCTTAAACTCCTTTTCAACTGTAAACTCAGCTAAATGATCAAGTCTAAGATCTAAATCAGGGTTAACACGACGGTAAGTAGCAAACGCTTCAATTGATTCTTTGGAATGAAACCTATCATAAAAATGTTTAATAAAATAATCTATAGGATATCTAACACCAGATATATTAGGCAAATTCATCCCATAACAACCTAAATAATGTACTTTACCAAGTTTGATAAAATCATTGTACACATCTTTGGCTTTACGTAGATATCTCTCCCTAGAAAAATCGGTATCATCAATAACCTGAAAAGAAAAACTTTTAAATAAAGGTAACAACCAATAACCATATCGCAAACATTTCCAAATGAACTTAGCAATAGAAAAATTAATGCCAAGTTCGTACGCAACTGATTGGGTTATAAACAACATATACATAACAAAAATAAAACCATAATAAATACTTGAAAATAGTACTTCAATATGTAATTCTCTTTTTTTAAAAATCACATGACTGCTTCGGAGGTCTGTTGCAGTCTTTCCCCCTGGATAATTTTTGCTACTGTGCATTCTTATTATTATTTCGTCTCCAATACCTCAGTATACTGTCGACGATCTAAATTCAAAACTTACAATATTAT